AAATAAACGGCAGTAATGTCGGCTGGGCAAAGCGTGAAGGCTATATAAAAAGCCGAGACGACTTAACCAAAAGACACCAAAACCTCAAGGTCGGACTCGAGCTGTGGAAGCTCTACGGATGGCGACCATGGGGAACTAAATCATCCCAATAACAGAAAGAGCCCCTACATGACATTTAACTTAGACAACTACGAGCCAGTAGCGCCCAGACTGGCGCGATGGCTGGAAGCAGCAAAAGACCCTCGAGTCATCACAACGCTTCATGCCTACGCCCCTGGCGAATGGTGCATATTCCGAGCCGAACTTTACGCAGGCGACACCCTGCTGGCGACTGGCTATGCAGAAGAACACCACACGGATCGGGGCGTCAACTCCACGAGCCACATGGAGAACTGTGAGACCTCGGCGATCGGACGCGCATTAGCGAACTATGGCTATGCAGGCTCAGATCCGTCCAAGCGCCCCTCTCGTGAAGAGATGACAAAAGTACAACGCATGACACCCAGCGACGCTCCTGAGAGCACACAACGCCCACAGGCATCACCCAACAAGCCAGCATCAGAAGCACAGATCGGGCTCATCCGCACACTTTCCAAGAAACTTGGCTTTGAGGCACACTTCCCTCCGAACTTTACGAGCTACGACGCCTCCCAGGTGATCCAAGAGCTAAAAGGCAACGTCATCCCACTCGCCATTCGCGCCGAGTCTTTCGAGGATCCGTTCTAATGCAGCTCATCGGCAAACTCATCGCGTCCGCCATCATCGTCGGACTAATCACCCTCGTCATTGAGGCCATAATTTACGAGCGCGAAGTATCAGCAAAAAGCAAACAAGAAAGGCCCTTCTATGAGTGATTACGACCAAGTATGGAAAGCATTTATTAGCGCAATACCGGCACAAGACAAAGCCCGACACGACTTGGAAAACTTCCAAGCGCGACTGCTTAAGAACGCGCTACAGGAAATTGAGGATCTAAACCTTGAGATCACCCAGCACAAAGCCGAGATCGTGCAGCTAGAAGAAGTGCTGCAGGGCTACTCGAGCCTGCTGCATGACGTAACCAAGGACAGAGATCGCTTTCGCGACGACTGGAAAGCAATGACACAGGAGTTATCAAGATGGCGCAAATGACAGAAGATGATCACTACCAGGTGCACGTTTACCCAAAAGCCCACAAGATCACGCTCGTATTCATTGGCGACTGCTGGGAATACAACAAAGAACTCACATATAACTCGTACGTCGTCCCATTGCTAAGGCAATACGCAAAGGACTGGATGACTTGGGGCGAGCGTGAAACCATTGCCGAGGGCTACTACCAATGGACTTGGGAGCAGCGCGTACTTGACATCAAAGGCGACGGATAATGGTCGCCATCAGCGAAAAAGAGTTTCAAAACAAAGTCGTCGCCCTAGCCATCATGTACGGATGGCGCGTAACACACTTCAGAGCCTCCCAAGTCGGCGGAAAGTGGATGACGGCAATACAAGGGCACTCAGGGTTCCCCGACCTCGTTATGGCCCATGAGCACAAGGGCATTATTTACGCCGAACTGAAAACGGAGCAAGGACGCCTAGACCCAGCCCAGATCACCTGGCTCCGCACACTTGACGCAGCTGGAGCCGAGGCTTACTGCTGGCGTCCCTCAGATATGCAATTCATTACCAACCGACTACTAGAGAAAGCCCCTACGAAATGACCATCATCCGCGCCGAACGGCCCCATATCAACTACACCATCATTAAGAACGAGACCCTCAGGAACAACTCGCTCTCATTTCGTGCTCGAGGAATACACGCCTATCTCCTCTCAATGCCTGACAACTGGCGCACATCAGCGCTCCAAATGTCACGCCTAGGGCAAGAAGGCCGAGACGCCATCCTCAAAGCACTCCAAGAGCTAGAAGACGCAGGCTTCGTGAAACGAACCAAGAGCCAAGACCCTCGAGGACGCTGGCACTCCGAGATGATCGTCTATGACGAATGCTGCTTGACGCGTGTGGAAATGCTGTGGAAAAGACGTGGACAAGAAGAAACACCGAAGCCTGAAAAACCGAATTCGGATAACCAGGCGTCTTATAAAGAACTAATAACTAATGACGTTGAGAAAAAATCAGAGACATTACTCAAGACCCGAACATTAATCTGTGGACAATGCGGAGGATCAGGGCGCGTCCTAGGCTTCATGGATAGCCCCATGGAATGCCCAGACTGCCACGGCGACGGCATCCAACAATGAGCGCCCCACGACGTAAAGACCTAGATAGCGCGTCATACCGAAAGAACCGCGAGACCTTCCTGAACGAATGGGATGGCGCGTGCCATTGGTGCAAGCGCGCTCGAGCAACAACCATCGACCACGTCATAGAACAAGACCGAGGAGCAGACCCCACAGACCAAAGCAACTGGGTAGGAGCTTGCCACAAATGCAACAGCCGACGCGGAGCCGAGTACCTAGCCAAGAAACGCAACGCAACAGTCCAAGCAAGAACGAAAGCACAAAATCAAACGCAAAATGCAAAAAATAATAATAATTTTTTTGAAATTGAAAAATTATTCACCCCGACCCCTTCCATCCATCTATCCCAGAAAGCAAAGAACGAGCCTCAAGTTGCTGGATCTCGGCGGATGGTGAGCGATGCTCCTGGGCCTGGGCTTATTGCTCCTCGCCTGATGTCTGGGTTGTTGGGATGTGGCAGTTACGGAGACGAAGTTGCAGCTCTCGCGCATGACGTGATGAACATTGACCTCATGCCCTGGCAATTATTGGCACTTAGGGGACAACTGGAGCACGATGAGAACGGGGATCTAGTCCGTCGGCGTTCTCTGGTTTCGGTCGCTCGGCAGAACGGCAAGACCGTCGCGCTAAAAGCTTTCATCTTGTGGGCCTTGGTAAAGGAACCGATCAGACGTGGCAAGCCCGTCCTCGTGATCTCTACCGCTCACCAGTTGGATCTTGCTGTGGAGATCTTTGAGCAACTTGCTCCGCTACTCGAGGCAAAGTTCGGCGCGAAGGCTTACTGGAGTTACGGTCGTAACGAGGTTGTGATGCCGGACGAGTCGCGCTGGCTAGTCCAGGCTGCAACACCGAAAGCCTTCCACGGTTTCTCGCCGACGTACATTGTCGCCGATGAGGTATGGAACATCTCCGCCGACGTTCTCTTTAATGGCGCTCTACCTTCTCAACGCGCCATGCAGTCCCCGTTGCTGTCGTGCTGGAGCACCGCTGGCACCGAAGACTCACACGCAATGCTCAAACTCAGAGAGGAAGCACTCCGCGCTATTGACGAAAAGAAGTTTTCAAAATTGTTCTTTGCTGAGTGGAGCGTTCCCCCAGGCGTTGACCCAATGGTTGAGAAGGGCTACTGGGCGATGGCGAACCCAGCGATCGGTTACACATTGGATCCCGAGATCTTGGTTGATGAGTCCGAGCAGGTGGACAAAGCAGCCTTCATGAGAGCGTCTTTGAACTTATGGATCTCAAGCGCTAACTCGTGGTTGAACCCTGGGGTCTTTGACAAGTTGACAACTTCTGTGATGCCAGAGGGGGGCGTCCTCAGCGTTGACAGTTCAATCGATGAGTCTCTCTACTGTGGGGTACGCGCACAGCTCAACGACGAAGGACAGATCGCCGTGACTGTCGAGTTTGTGACAGACACCCTCGGCGCTTGCTGGGAAAAGGTTCACGAGTCCGCCAAGACTTGCCGACAAATAGCGCTCACGCCTTCGCTATTCCAGATGGCCCCGATGGATCTAGACAAGAAAAAAATAGACGTCGGCTACGGCGAACTTGTCACCCACACAAGCACCATCCGTCAGCTCATCAACGAAGGACGCCTAGTGCATACCGGCGAGCAAATGCTCCTCGAGCACGTCAACAGAGCAGTCGGCGTCAAGACACAGTCTGGCTACACGATCTCATCACAGAAATCGAGTGGCCCGATCACGATGGCGAGGTGCATGATCTTCGCAGCTGCACTCGTAGCGAAGCCGACCCAAAAGGCAAGAGCAGCCATCGCCTTCGGTAGGTAATCACTTTCTATCTTTTCTCGGAGTCCTTGCTTTTGTTACACGCTGGGTAGAGACTCCAGGTAATGCCTCTCTTCGGTAAAAAGATCACCGCGCCAGCGTATAACTCCGCCCCACTAGGAGCTGCTTCTGGCGCGTCGCAGATAGGCCAGTTTTATTCTTACACCGTAGGGGCGTTCGAAGAAGCTGCACTATCTGTACCCACCATCACTCGCGCGGTTTCGCTGCTGTCGACGGTGGTGGGAACCCTCGACATGAAGTCCTACGTCCTTCAATGGAACGGCGAAGAATACGAGAAGATCTATGTGGAGGGCGAGTCATGGATGACACGGCCCGACCCTAAGGTCACTCGCAACTTCATCATGGCAAAAACCGCGAAGGATCTCATCCTCTACGGTCGCGCTTTCTGGGCGGTAACTTCGCGCTACAGCACAGGCTTCCCTGCTACTTTCCAATGGCTCCCAGCGAACCTCGTTCAAAGTCCTCAAAATCAGCCCCCGGAATGGTTCGGGCCAGCAGAGGAACTTGAGTTCAACGGTCTCCCACTTGACACGAGCAACGTGATCCAGTTCCTTAACGGCAACCTCGGCGTCGTTTACTCGGGCCGTCGCGCCATACAGATCTCGCTTAAACTGGATCAGTCAGCAGAGCGCTTCGCTTCAAATGAAATCGCAGCTGGCTATCTTCAGCAAAAAGGCGGAGAGCCAATGTCGGGCGAAGAGCTCGGAGAGATGGCTGCAGCCTGGGCTGCTAATCGTCGCTCCAATGCGATCGGCGCTCTCAATGAGTTCGTGACTTTCCAATCTTTTGACCAAGACCCGAGCAAACTACAGCTCGTAGAAGGACGCGAGTATCAGACAAAAGAACTGTCTCGCCTTATGGACATTCCTGCCTACTTGCTCGCTATTGACCAGAGCGGAATGACTTACTCAAATGCACAGCAAGCTCGCCAAGACTTGATCCTTTTTGGAGCGCGTCCACTTCTTCACGCCATAGAGGAACGGTTGTCTATGGACGACGTACTTCCTCGAGGACGCCACACCCAATTTGATCTTGAGGAATACATCGGTCTCTACGCGCCCGAAATGCACGACTCAGTCATGCAAGAACCAGAAGTCAACCCACTATCAGACACAAACAATCTGGAGTAATCATGATCCAATTTCATGCAGACATAGATCTAATCATCGCCGAGGCAGGCGACGACAACCGCCCAGCGCGTATCGCCGGTATCGCCGTCCCCTGGGACGTTGTTGCAACTGTCTCAGGAGGTCAGCGCGTAAAGTTTCTACGTGGCGCGTTTGACCTAAATCAAAAACCAGCAAAACTGCTAGAAAACCACGACATGAGCCAACTTCGCGGAGTAGTCACTTCTATTTCCGATAGCGATGCAGGTCTCGAGTTTGAAGCAACGCTGGCCCAGACAAGAGCATCGGCAGACGTTGTTGCCTTGCTCCAGGCTGGCGCGTATGACTCGGTTAGCGTCGGCGCTAATCCAGTCTCGTTTAAGTTTGACAAAGCAGGAGTGATGATCGTGTCAAAAGCACAGATGATCGAGCTCTCGCTTGTCGCGGTTCCTGCTTTTTCGGAAGCAGTAATCACAGAAATCGCAGCCTCGGCCGATCCTGAGGAAAGCGAAATAGAAGAAGAAACCCTAGACACCCCTGAGGAGGAAACAGTGTCAGAAGCAATCAAGGCCGAGTCAGCAGAGTCGGCAACAACCCCCACAAGTCCACTTCTCTACGCACAGGCTCGCCGTGAGTTCAAGTTGCCATCGGCTTCTGAATACATTGCAGCTTTCGTTCGTGGCGGTCACGACTTTGCACAAATGAACGACAACATCCGAGCAGCTGCTCCCGACGTTGTAACCAGCGACATCCCAGGCGTTATCCCGACTCCTATTGTCGCTCCGATCTACAACAACTTTCAAGGCCGTCGCCCACTCATCGACGCAACTGGCGTTCGCGCAATGCCACAAGCAGGCGCTATCTTTATCCGCCCAGTTGTAACAACCCACAACTCAATCGGAACTGCTACACAAAACACGACCATCACAGCGTCAGCTTTCCAAGTTGACGACGTGCAAATCACAAAAACAATTCAAGGGGGCTACGTTGAAATCAGCGAAGCCTCAATGGACTGGTCACAACCAGAAGTCCTCGGCGCTTTGCTTGATGACATGGCTCGCGTTTACGCCGACCGCACGGATCTTGTCGCTTGCTCAGAGTTGAACACAGGAACCACAAACTCCAACAACTTCGCAAACGCATCTATTGCTGATCCTGCCTACTGGGTTGAGTGGATGTACACAGCAGCAGCAGACATTCTCACGGGCTCTAATGGCAACTTGCCATCAGTGCTTGCTGTGTCTCCAAACGTCTGGAAATTGATGGGCAGTTTGAGCGATACTGCAGATCGTCCGTTGTTCCCACAGGTCGGCCCGATGAACGCTTTCGGTTCACTCAGCCCAGGTGGCGACTCAGGTTTTGCTTTCGGTCTCCGCGTTGTCGTTGACCGCAACATCACCTCTGCTGGAATGTTCATCATGGATCCGACAGCAATCGAAAACTGGGAACAGCAAAAAGGCGCTATCAGCGTCGAACAGCCTTCTCAGTTGTCGCGTCAAATTGCTTTCCGTGGCTACTTCGCCTCGAAGGTCATCGACACCAGCAAAACAATCAAAGCTGCTTTCGTCTGATCCGTTAGTACCACTCGAGAAAGTTTGCATCATGGCAGTTTACGCAGTCACTTTTCACCAGCGACTAGACGACTACGCCGTGGTGCAAACTCTCGAGGACACAGACATCGGCATCGGTCAAAGCATTACGCTCGCAGGCTTAGGTCACGGTCTGAACGGCACACACACCGTCTATGCGATCAACCCGTACTCTTTTACAGGCGTTGACGAAGAAGGCGACCTGCTTTTCAACTACGACATCTACATCGGCAACCAAGTCATCTTCTATGACGCTGGCGACGATCTAGAACGTAGTGCAGCTATCCCGACGGGGACGCTCACCTGGACTCAAACCTGCACCTGGATCGCTAATTCGGACGTGCTCGCTTGGCTCGGTATATCGGTCGCAACCGCCAACGACACAGCCTTCGTTGGCTCATGCACGGATGCAGCTAACGCGTTCGCGTTTCGGCGACGGAAGGAAGCAGGTTATTTTGACTCGCTCACTACCGTCCCAGGCGCGGACGTCAAATTGGGAGTGACGATGGTGGCGGGTTCGTTATATCGTGAAAGAGGGAGCGTGGACTCCTTTTCTAGTTTTGAAGCAATGAACATCCCTGGCACAGTCGGCTCGATGGGACAAATCAACCGTCTCCTCGGCGTCAATCGGAGCCAAGTCGCATGAGTGCTACTGGCATCTTCGCAAGCGCCCAGAGCACCCTTGTAGCCTCGCTCACAGGACTCGGGCTAGCAGTTGTCACCGATGCACGCAACGCACGACCGATGACAGTCTTTGTCGAGCCACCCACGTTCACCTGCTTTAACAGCAACATCGCCGAAATCACTTTCGGAGTGAGGATCCTCGCAGCGCCCCCAGGCAACAGCGACGCTAGCGACTACCTCATCACCACAGCCGACACGATCATGAACAGCGCGATCTCTCTCATCTCGGGGAGTCCTTCTGTCACGACAATCGGATCACAAGATATCCCCTCATACGATCTAGTCGTTCGTGTGGGAACCTCAAGAAACCCATAGGAGAAATCATGGCAACTACAACTTATTTATCACAACCGGCAGAGCTAAAAATTGCGACCGTTGATCTCACCGATCAGGCCTCGAGCATTAGTTTTACTCTCGGCAACAACCCACTCACTAGCACCGCTTTCGGCGATACTGGCGAACGCATGGTTGCAGGCCTTCAGACCGTAGAAGGCACAATCACGCTTTATATGTCATACGGCGCATCAGAAGTTGAAGGCGTCATTGCCGGACAGATCGGGCTTGGATCAACAACTATCGTCGTAAAAAAAGGTTCAGGGGCTATCGCAGCTGATAACCCAGAGTGGACAATCAGTAACACCATGATCGCGAACTACCCAATCACCTACACCGTCGGCGAGCTTCAAGTTATGGAGATCAGCTTCTCGGGTGGCACCTGGGTACGCGACATCACCCCCTAATTCCATCCCTTACCGTGCAAAGGAAACCCCATGAAACTATCCATCAAGATCAACACAGGAGAAGGAGATTACGTTGTTGAAACTAATCTCTTTCATCTTGTGCAGCTCGAGCGGAAATACAAAGTCAAAGCGTCCGACCTCGCTAACGGTATCTCGATAGAGATGCTCGGCTACCTTGCCCACGAAGCAGCCAAACAGCAAGGACACAACCCCCCAGTCATTCTGGACGACTTCCTCAAAAAGTTAGTCAACCTTGAAGTCTTGGAAACAGAGTCAGCAAACCCCACACAAGGGGATCAGTAGGGCGCAGCCTCGCCGAGTTACTTGTCGAGACTGGCTACTGGCCCCCATCCATCGAGTTCACTTACACAGATCTAAACACTGTGATAGATGTGCTTAATAGACGCCGAAAGGATTAACGATGATCGAAATGAAATCAGAGATCAAAGGCGCTAAGCAGGCAATCATCTCGTTACGGAAAATAGATCCTGAGTATCGCAAAGACTTCAATCGTGAAGCCAAGAACATTGCAGCGCCACTTGTCGCCGACGCTAAAGCCGAATACCCAGAGATGCCTCTGTCGGGTATGGCGAAACTCTGGACAAACAATGGGCGCGAGTTGTTGCCGTGGTCAGTAAGCAAAGTCCGCTCGGGCGTCAAATTGAAAACTTCTACGCGCAAAAACGCTTCGAGTGTCATCTACATAACGCAGGCGAACCCAGCAGGCGCAATCTTTGAAGTAGCAGGAAAAGCGAACCCTGGCAAAACATTTAACAAGAACCTACGCGCCAAAAAAAGTTTTATTTTGTGGCCCACAGCGGACAAACATCTTCCAGACGTGCAGCGCGGAATAGTCAAACTTGTAGATGAAGTCATGGACAAAGTTGAGAAGGAAATGCGCTAATGGCTATCAACATCCCGATCATTACCGACTTCAACGGGAAAGGCATTGACCTCGCTAACTCAGCGATTGGAGGGTTCGGCGGTTCAGCGACAAAAGTATTTAAGAACGTCGCCAAGTTTGCAGCCATTGGCGGAGCAGCAATAGCAGCAGGTCTCGGCGCGTCAGTTAAAGCAGCTGCAGAAGATGCTCAAGGGCAAGCCGTCCTAGCCAAAACTCTCAAGAACTCATCAAACTCCACCGACGATCAGATCTCTTCCATCGAGGATCTCATCTCTTCAATGACCTTGGCTACTGGCGTCGCCGACGACGACCTCAGAAACGGTCTCGGCACACTCGTCAGAGCCACAGGAAACTCGACTAAAGCCTTCGACCTGCTCAAGAGCGCCATGGATATTAGTGCAGCGACAGGTAAGCCTCTCGAGGCAACTACCGCCGCATTAGCAAAAGGCTACCTAGGTCAGATGGGCGCGCTAAAGAAGCTCGGCGTCCCACTCGATGCGAGCATCATTAAATCCAAGGACTTCGCTGCAGCGATGGACGCTGTGAACGAAAACTTCGGAGGAAGCCAGGAAGCACTTTCCAATAGCGCGGTCGGACGCTTTGACAGACTCAAAAACGCTTTCGGCGAAGCATCCGAAACACTCGGCACAGCACTCCTCCCAGCGTTTGAAAAGATTGTCGGCTTTGCAACCAAAACCCTCATTCCAGCCTTTGAAACTGTCTCTAAAGTTTTTGACGAAAAAGGTCTCGGCGGAGTTCTCAAGTTGCTCGGCGACAAACTTAAAGAAGGCATCCCGATAGCTCTGGAAGCACTCAAGAACCTTCTAGTCAAGATGGGCAACTGGATCGTCGATGAAGGTTTACCTTTACTCGGCGAAAAACTAGCCCTACTTAAAGACAAGCTCACAGCCTGGATCAAAGAGTCAGGCCCAGAAGCCCTCACAGCTCTCGGCAAGTTCATCGGCGACATGATCAAATGGATCGTCAATGACGGCATACCGCTCTTGATCAAAGCCACAGCAAAGCTCTCAGTCGCGCTGCTGAAATGGCTTGTAGATATCGGGCCCGATCTAATCAAAGGACTCGCAGGGTTCGCCCTCGAGTTGGCAAAGTCTCTCGTGACTGCTGTTCTCGGAGCGTTCTCAGATCTCGGCAAGTTCGGTCTAGAGATCGGCAAAGCCTTTGCGAACGGCATCATCTCAGTAGTAAACACTCAGATCATCGACCGTATTAACAAGCTGCTCGAGTTTACTATTGACCCTCCAGGCCCAGGGCCCAAATTGACAATCAACCCTCCAGACATACCTCGGATCCCAATGCTTGCCGACGGAGGGATCGTGACGTCCGCGACCCTTGCCGTCATTGGCGAGTCTGGCCCTGAGGCTGTGATCCCTCTCTCTGGGCGCAATATGCCGAACATGGGCAACAACATCACCATCAACGTTAACGGGGGAGACCCGAACGCAGTAGTCGCAGCTCTTAGAAGCTATATGCGTACAAACGGCTCCATCCCAATTAGAACGAGCAACATTTTCTAATGACTCTCGGACTACAAAGTTATAGCGTCTCGTATTCAACAGACAGCATTAACTACACCGCGCTCACCAATGTTCAAAACATTAATTTAACCATCGGCGTACAAGCGCAACTAGATCAACTTCGAGCGAACACAGGCACGATAGAAATCAGATACCCATCTGGATACGCCTCGCCTATCGCGCAACTTGTGCAAGGCACCTTCATAAAAATAATAAACGTCACAAACCCAGCAGCGCCGTACTTGCTGTGGGTAGGGCGTATTTCCGACATCACCGTTCAATACGGAATGCCGTACGTTTCCAACGTCGGCAACGCGGACTTCTTGACTATTGCAGTTGAAGGAAGTTTTGCGTCTCTAGGCCGTATGGCTGGCAACAACTATTCAATGGCAGCTGGAACACTTGCCACCCAATTAACTACCTGCGGTACTCAAACAGGTTTAGCGATCGGTTGGGTTGGTTCATCAACACAAGCTGGAGCAGCTGCAACTATTGACGGCACATGGGGAGACTGGTTAGCAAAAACTGCTTTATCGGCAAATGCGCGAATGTGGAACACAAAAGATAACAGTCTTTTCGATATCACAATTCTTAGTCCCTTTGATAACTACACGACACAAAACTATTTCAGCGACGTCAGACCACAACCCGCAGTATCAGCCAGTTATGACCAAATAACCTTTGAAGGTTACGCCGACAACTATTACACCCAAGTCAAAGTGCAGCCAGACGGTCTAGCAACACAGACGGTCACCTTGTCAGGCGCGACAGCTCCTTTGCGTACTTATGTCGTAAACACAAACAACGCAACAACTGGGCAAGCGTTGGACTTTGCTAACTATCTGTTGAACAACTACTCGACGCCCAAATTGGCGTTGGCGTCGGTTTCGTGTGTTGCTGAGGCACAAACCCTAGACATGCTTTTAGACAAGTTTGCTGGCGTGACACAAAGCTTCGCGCGAATACCTGGCGTCCGTACGCGCGTCGAGTTTCGCGGCACTACTTACGAGTGCCTAATTGAGGGCGTGACAATGTCGGCATCACCACAGGGCGCGAGGTTCACTTTTTATCTATCGGGAGCAGACTTGAATCAGTATCTAATACTTGACGAACTATTTTATGGCAAACTTGACTTGAATAGACTGGGGTACTAATGGCTATAAAAACTTTTACTACTGGCGAAGTGTTGACCGCTTCAGACACCAACACCTACCTAGCAAACAGCGGGCTTGTCTACATAAGCGCAGTAAATGTGAGCGGGACGCCTAGCTCTATTGCTGGGCCAGCAGCTTGCTTTTCATCAACGTATGACCATTACAAAATTATTGTTTCTAATCTTGACACAGATACGTCGGCACAATTACGTATGACGTTTGGTGCAACAGTCACCGGCTATTACTATGGCAACCCATTAACAACAATGATTGGTGGTGGTTATGAAAAAAATAACGGTTCTAACCTTGCGTATATTGATTTAGGCCCAGTCAACTCAGGTTGGAACAACGATTTTAATTTTGATGTTTTCGCGCCAAATAAAGCAACTCTTACAAAGGTAAGCGGCTTTGGATACGTCAACTCGGCACAGTACGGCGGAATGGGAACAGGTCTTGTTGACGGCACAACGCAATACACATCATTTACGCTTACTTTGTCATCTGGCACAATGAGCGCAGGAACGGTAGCAGTCTATGGATACAGGAAAGCATGATGGATAAACCAACTATTTGTGATGAAAACGGCGAACGCGAAATGACCGAAGAAGAATACGCGCACTATTTAACAGTCACCGAAGACCCCGGCCCAACCCATTTGGTGCCAGGCTGATGTTGTGGCGTAGCGCGTTTGTGGCGCTTTTGTTTGCGTCAATTCTTGTAGCTTGCGGAGACCGAACACGGCTGAACTGTGAACCGCGCACAAAGAACAAAGCACTCAGCGCGACCGTCTTTGAGACGACAACAACTACAGAGACCCCACAATATGGCACAGGTGGCAAATGCTAAAGAAACCCGAAAACAGACTCACTAACGAAGAGATCAAAGCGCGGATCGTCATGATCGTCGCGTGTGGCTTGACGCTTTCTTTCGTCGGCTCCGTGTTCACAATTCTCTACGGACTGCTTTTTGTTTCACAGCCAGCGACAATGGCGGAACTCGATGCACAGCAGATCAACATTCTCAGCAGTATGCTCCTCACACTCTCGGGCGGACTCATCGGGCTACTCGCTGGCAACGGCCTCAAAGACAAGCCGAAAGAAAAAAAAGATGACAACGCCTAAAGCAGCTCCAAAAAGTAACGCCATGCCGTACACAGGGAACAAAGACGCCACCGCAAACGGCAAAGCCACCCCAGGGGCACACAAACTCCTCGACATCCTCGGCACTAAATGGGGCTTCAAAAACCTTGGGATCTACGCCTATCGTCCTATGCGCGGATCAACCATGCTTTCAGTACACGGCACAGGACGCGCCTTTGACGCTGGCTACAAACAATCCCAGCAAGAACTCGTCACCGAAATCTGTGACTGGCTCGCCGACAACCACGTTGCCCTCGGCATCGAAGAGATCCACCAGTACGTCTGGGGAACACACGGGCGCGGTTTCCGCTGCAATCGTGACGGAAAGCCAGGCTGGAAAGAATGGGACGCCGAAAACAATGGGGGCCCTGGGGGCTACTGGATCCATGTAGAGGTTTCGCCGACGTTCGCCCAGAACCCTCGACTCATTGTGCAGGCTTGGAAAAAGACGATCCCCACATTCGTCACACCGATCGTGTAACTTCTCTAGCGTCACCTTCTATCCCTACTACGGAGGCACTAATGGCAGGCAAAATTATCCGACCCGACGACTGGGACGAAGGCACTCTCTTTCATGCACCATTGCATCGAGAGCCCGACCGTCCCACTAGCGTCCAAGGCGCTAAAGACGTCAAACACAGGCGAACATCCCAGGCGATGCTTCTCCTTATCGAGTATCGGAACCACAACCTCACCGATGAAGAAGCAGGAGCCCGATCTGGGCTGATCAGGCGCTCACGGTGCTACTGGAAACGGTGCTCGGATCTTCGAGCTGCAGGCTATATCGTCAGTACTGGAGCCACGAGGATCGGCTCTTCAGGATCAGCACAGATGATCTGTGCAATTACCCCAGAGGGCCTCAAGGCTCTTGATTAGGAGGAATTATGTTCACTCGATCAAAGGATCGTCGTTAAGCGACTCGCGGCAGCCGTGCTACTTATTGCCGCTTTCCACCCATCTCCAGCAAGTGCCGAGGCTCTGCCCTTCCGATGCGAATACTACGCAACTAAAGCAGTACAACTCGGCTGGCCCAAAAAGGAGAAACCGATGCTCATGAAGATTATGTGGCGCGAGTCGCGTTGTCAGACCACGAGCATCAACCGCAAAGACCCTTACGGCGGATCTTTCGGACTACTACAAATAAACGGCAGTAATGTCGGCTGGGCAAAGCGTGAAGGCTATATAAAAAGCCGAGACGACTTAACCAAAAGACACCAAAACCTCAAGGTCGGACTCGAGCTGTGGAAGCTCTACGGATGGCGACC